ACGAGGATGATGGCGCCGGCGAGCATGGCCGAGACGCCGGCGGCGCCGTCGAGCGCGCCGGTGAGCGCGAGCGCGGCGTTGCGCAGGAGGGTGAAGGCATCGCCGATGGTGGCGGGCATCGCGTCCGCCTCGGCGCGCAGGAGCGCGAGATTGCCCGTGAGCGCGCGCCGGATCACGTCGCCGGTGATGGCGCCCTCGGCGCCCAGCGCCCGCAGCCGGTTGACGGTGGTGCCCATCTCGGCCGCCAGCAGCTCGGCGAGCCGGCCGCCGTTCTGGATCACGGTGTTGAGCTGCGCGCCCCTGAGCGCGCCGAGCGCCATGGCCTGCGCCAGCGCCCGCTGGATCTGCTCGGCCCGTTCCGCCCGCGCGCCCGAGACGACCATCGCGTTGTTGAGCGCCTCGGTGAAGTCGAGGCTCTCGCGGGTGGAAAGCCCCAGCTCGCGCAGCGCGGTGGCGTTCGCGAGCCAGCTCTCGGCGGTCTGCCCGAGGCTCGAATAGGTCCGCCGCGCCATGCCGGCGAGCCGGTCCATGACCGCCGCGCCCGCCTCCTGCGATCCGGTCGCCAGGTCGACGCGCGCGCGCAGCTCCGTCCAGCTGTCGGCGTAGCGCGCGAGCTCGCGCACCGAGACCGCCGTGGCGAGCGCCCCCAGCACCCGGCGCATGACCGCGCCCGCGGCATCGGCCTGCCGCCCGATCCGCCCGAAGGCGCGCGCGCCGGCTTCGCCCAGCCCCTCGAACTCGGCGCGCACCCGCGCGCCGCCCTCGGCGACCAGCCGGACCGATACCTGCTTGCGGGTCATTCAGTCCTCCGCGCGGTCGGGCCTTGCGTTGCGCTGCCGCGCCATCGCGGCCTCGATCTCCGGCAGGAGCTCGGCCACCGCCGCGGCTGGGATGCCCAGCGCGCGCGCCAGCGCCAGCGCCGCCGTCATGTCCCATCCGATCACCCCGCCCATCGGCGCGAGGCGCAGCTGCCCGTCGAGGCGCAGCGCGAGGTCCCAGACCAGCCGGCCCTCGCGGCTCTCCGGCTGGTTCAGCCGCGCCGGGCAGTCCGGGCACGCGCCTTCGCAGGCCGCGCAATAGTCCCCGCCCCCGCCGTAGTGCCACTCGGCGAGGGCGCGGAGGCGTTTTTTTCCGCGACGATCAGCATGGCGGGCCCCATCACCCGCGCCTGGAAGGCCTCGAACACGCCCGGCACGCCCATCAGCGCGTCGACCCCCTCCGGGGTGACCGGGGCCGGGTGGCCGTCGGCATCGCCCACGCCCTCCCATTCGCGGATGGCCAGCCGGCCCAGCGCCTTCGCCATGGCGAGGCCGAGGGTCTCGCGGTCGGAGTCGTCCGCCACATGCCGCGCGACCTCGGCCCGGGCGGCGATCATCAGCGAGGTGGAGACGGGCTCGGCCAGCACCCGCACGCCGGGGGCGAGCGCGAGCCAGGCGGGGGCCCGGTCCAGATCGAGACGCAGCATCAGTAGCCCTCCCGGTCGTTGACCAGCACCGCGGTGAACATCGGCCCGCCGTCGGGCTGCTGCGCGGCCTGCCAGTCGAAGTCCATCTGCACGCCCTGGGGCCCGGCGATCTCGCGCCGCGGGCGGGGCAGGAACACGCGGTGCGCGGTGAAGGTGAAGCCGCGCCCGCCGGCCATGGCGTAGGAGAACTGCAGGTCGCAGGCCTCGCCCGCCAGCGCCTGGTCGATCAGCGCGGTGTCGGCGAAGCGCGCGCGGATCCGGCCGCGCAGGGAGGCGAGGCCGGGATCGGCGCCGTCGATCAGGCCGTCGCCGCGGATGGTCTCGATCCGGTCGAGGTTGTTCGCGTAGGTGATCTCCGCCTCGGCGACATTCGCCAGCGGCGCGCCGTTGCGCAGGATCGCGCCCTGGAAATGGCCGGCGCGGCGGACATCGAACTCCGCGGGCGTGCCGACCTGCGCGGTCGTCGCCACCGTCTCGCCCTGCGCGACGAGGCTGACCGCCACCAGAAGGTTGCCCGCACGCTGCATGGTCCAGGACAGGCTGTCGACGACGCAGCCCGCGTAGAACGCGAACTGCGGCACCTCGGGGTTGGCGAGTTCCAGCGCGAGGCTGGGGAGTTCCCAGCTGCCGGAGGTGAAGGCGTGGATGAAGGGCTCCGAGCCGGTGGTCACCGGCGCGCCCAGCGCGGCCTTCAGCCAGAAGCCGAAGCCTTCGAGGTCCATCGGCACGTTGAGCTGGCCGCCGACCGTCACCGCGTCCGGGATCGGCGCCAGCGGGTCGCGGCCGTAGCCCAGCAACTCGGAGTCGACCAGCGGCTGCTCGGCGCTCAGCGACAGCGGCGGGCCGAAGGGCAGCCGGGTGTAGCCGCTCGGCGGCGCGGTGCCGTAGGTGGTCTCGAAGGCGGCCGCGAGTCGCGACCGCGCGCCCATTGCGCGTGCCATGTCAGGCTCCTTTCCTGTCGGTGGTCCGGGGTGTGTCCTGCGCCAGCCTGCGGAACACGAGGTCGAGCGCGTGGCGCAGGTCCTGCGCCAGCCGGCGGAGGCGCCGGGCGTTGGGCTCGATCGCGGTCAGGCTGCGGTGCTGCACGACCACCTGCAGGAACACGCCCTGCAGATCGGCAGGCAGGCTGGCAATCAGCCGCATCAGGCGCCTGCGTGCGTCGATCCGCGCCGCATGGACGTCGCCACCGCGACGGGAACCGGCGAGCATGGCGATGCGGGACTGGCGCGCCGGCGGCTCGGCGATCTCGCGCACCAGGCAGGCGGCGAGATACTGCGCCTCGGTCAGTTTGCCGTGGGCGCGGAGATACCCGAGGTAATCGGCGACCGGCCGGCCGGCATCGGCCCGGCGGCCGGGGTTCGGGGACGGCATGGCGGCCTCCGGAGGGTCAGAACAGGGGATCGGGGGTGTCGTAGTGCAGGACCACCGGGATGGTGGCGGCCTTCCAGCCCTCGGCGCCCTCGATGGGCAGGTCGACCGGCACGGGCGCCTCGGCCGCGACCCAGTCGCAGAGCCCGCCCAGCGTCCGGTCCGTGCCGATGGCGAGCCCGATGGCGGCGCGGATGCGGTCGAAGATGTCGTCGCGCGCGGCGGTCGGGCCATCCACGACGACGTCGAGCTCGGCCCGGTGCTGGTAGGCGTAGGTGAGCGGCGACATCAGCACCTCCGGCTCGCCCGGCGTGCCGTCGCGCAGGATGACGAGGCCGCCCGGCGGGATGCGCAGCGGCAGCACCTCCGCGCGCAGGAGCTTCGGCGTGTCGGGATGCCAGCTGGCCAGCCCGATCTGATGCTCGAGCTGGGTCAGGAGGGCGCGCAGGATCAGCTCCGACTTCGACAGCAGGACCGGCATCAGCTGAACCCTCCCTCGCGCCATGCGCGCAGGATCTCGTGCGGCAGCGCGTCGCCCCGCTTCAAGGCCGCCGCCAGCAGCCCCAGCCGCCTGCGGATGGTCACCTGCGGGACCAGCAGGAACACCACCACCGAGGCCCGCCCGCGGCCGGTCTTCGCGCGCGACACCGCATACCGGCCGGCGCCGCTGACCCGCCCCTCGGCCACCAGCAGGCTGGGCTGGCCGCGGCGATAGACGAAGCGCAGCCGCTGGCCCGTGCGGCGCTCGAACTCGCCCGGGGTGATGCGGCCCCCGCGCCGGCCCTTCGGCGCGGCGTCGGTCGGGATCGCCAGCCAGAAGCCCGCGCGGCTGCGGATCGTCACGCCCCGCTCGAAGGCCTCGACGATGGTCGGTGCCCGGGTCCAGACCATCGCCGCGGCATTCATCGAGGGCCGGTCCGGATAGACCTGCGCCCGCACGCTCCGCGCCAGCCGCGTGCCCAGCCCCGCCCCGGTCACCTGCCCGCGCCAGTCCGCCTGCAGCCCGGCGGCCGCGCGGCGCATGCCCGCGGTCGTGGCGCGCTGCCCGGCGCGGTGCTCGGCCGCCATCGCGCGGGCGAGGTCGCCCAGGATCTCAGCCCGGATCCGCATCGGCCCGCGCCTCCGCCGTCCACACCAGCCGCAGGCTGTCGCGCACCGGCGCGCCGCGGATGGTGAAGCGCTCCCCCTCCACCTCCACCGTGTCGCCCTCGGCTAGATCCGGCAGCACCAGCAGCGGCAGGTCGAGGAGCGTGGTGTCGGTGACGAAGCGCCCCGCGCCGAAACCCTCCACCCGGTCCGGCGCCCGGCGGATCACCCGCACCGGCACCCCCGGCCCGGTGCCGCCCGCCCGCCAGGTGCCGTCGCTGGCCATGTTGGGATCGGCGAAGAGTACCGTGACGGCGTGGGCGAAGGCGGTCATGCTGCCTCGTGATCAGGATGGGGATAACGACGGGAGGGGCGGTGGCCGGGGCAAAAGCCCCCGGCCAGCTGTGTTGCCTCCCTTGCGCAGGAGCCGTCAATGATCAGGCTGTCGGAACCTGCCTCACCCGCAGGAAGCTACGAGAGAACGGCTAGCCCCGACCGTCAGCTGTGCGGGACTTTGCTGTCGTTCGCGCAATCCACCCCCGCATCGACTAGATCGCGAAAACTCGCTCAACCTCATGCACGAGGCGAAGATACTGGGAGCACTCAAGCTCTACGCGTCCAAAGGCGCTCCGGTGGTGCTGACAGTAAGCGCGTCTTCGGGCAACATTCTTAATCGAACCCGGTTGAGCACCTTCTCCCTCAAAATCGACCAAACGCGCCGCAAACGCGGACGCAAGTGCCGCTTTACGCTCCCGCTCCAGATCCGCAACTTGAGGATCACGAGCAGCGACACACCAAGCCTCTGTATTCTCAACGGCTGGCGCTACAATATGTCTATTGGCGTCCGCTTCTGCTGAGCTCGTGAACTCGCAGAATTCAAGAAGCACTCTCCTAACCTCATCAAAGCGATCCGCTGGGTCCAGTGGATTCGCCACGACAATTGACTTTCTATTCCTTACGAAATTAGAAAAATGATCCTCATCGAGAACATCGGTATCAATCTGAAAAATGAGATAGTCGCATTTCTTACTGGAAAGGCCAGAAGCAAACAATCCAGCGCCCAGATAGGCGGTGAGCCTGCTTGCCAATGGATTATTCTCGAGCCACGCTAAGGCGTTCGACC